CGCCCATATCAAACTGAAGCCATTGACTACACGTTCAAGTATCTTGCGGAGAACGATGGCAATCCGCTGATTGTGTTACCCACAGGCACCGGCAAGAGCTTTGTGATTGCAGAGTTTTGCCGCAAGGTCTTGGCCAGCTGGCCCGACAGCAAGATCGTAGTGGTGACGCACGTACGGGAACTGATCAAGCAGAACTACGAGGAACTGAAGCGTCTGTGGCCCGAGGCTCCGGCGGGGATCAACTCAGCCGGTTTAAATCAGCGCGACTTCGACCCGTCAATTGTGTTTTGTGGCATCCAGTCGGTACACAAACACGCGACCAAGTTCACGAAGGTGGATCTGTGCCTGATTGACGAGGCGCATTTGATTCCGCGTAAGACCAACACGATGTATCAGAAGTTTTTGAAGACGCTGAAGGTGATGAACCCCCACCTCCGGGTGATTGGGTTGACTGCAACACCCTATCGCTTGGACAGCGGGCTTCTGTGCAGCGGCAAGGACGCGCTCTTCAACGACGTGTCTTACGAAGCCCCGCTCTCGGATATGGTGAAAGAGGGATACCTCACCAAGTTGGTATCCAAGGAACCCAAGACCAAGTTGGACGTAACCGGCGTCAGCATCCGAGGCGGCGAGTTCATTCCCGGCGAACTGGAGCGGGCGGTGGACAAGAAGGACGTAAACCAGTCCGTCGTCAGGGAGATCGTCGCCTTCGGTCAGCAGCGTAAGTCATGGCTGCTCTTCTGCGCAGGTGTCTCCCATGCCAGCCATATTGCCGAACTGGTTCGTAGTTACGGGATCACCTGTGAGACGATCTTTGGGGAGACCCCTAAAGCCGAACGAGACCGCATTGTGGCGGACTTCAAGGCAGGGCGCATTCAGGCACTGGCTTCTATGGGCGTCCTGACCACGGGCTTTAACGCGCCTACGGTGGACCTGCTGGCGTTGCTCCGGCCTACCCAATCGGTGGGGCTGTACGTCCAGATCATGGGCCGTGGGATGCGTAACCACCCCGACAAGGCGGACTGCTTGGTACTGGACTTTGCAGGCAACGTCGCCCGTCATGGCCCGGTAGACCGCATCAACCCCAAGAAGCCCCGCAAGTCCACCGAAGAAGGCGTGGCCCCGACCAAGACCTGTCCCGAGTGCAAGAGCATTGTCCACGCTGCGGCTATGGAATGTTTGGACTGCGGGTACGAGTGGCCCCCGCGTGAAGTGGAGATTGACCGTACGGCCACGACACTACCGGTGATGGCTGCGGCTCTGCCTGAGGAGTGGGTCAAGGTCAACGCGATTGCTTATCGTCGCCACCCCAAACCCGGTAGCCCCGATTCCATGCGGGTGGAATACCGATCAGGACTCGTGGTGTACCGAGAGTGGGTCTGCTTTGACCATAAAGGCTACCCCCAAGAGAAGGCTCGTAAGTGGTGGCAGCGGCGCATGACTGGACCCGGAGTTCTCCCGACCAGCACGACCGATGCCCTCGCTAAAGCCCACACCCTAATGAAGCCCGATGAAATCAAAGTACGTAAAAACGGCAAGTACACAGAAGTTACCGAATTTCGGTTCCTGCCCAATCTGCCGCCGGAAGGAGCGGGGCTACCTGTATATGCCTCCGCCCGGAAGAAGTAAGAAGCCCGCAAGATTTTGCAGCATGCGCTGCATGGATGCCTACATGATTGACAAACAACCGAACGAACGAACCGCTTTAAATGAAGCCGCTGTCGCAGCCGGTCACTTCATCGAAGCCTACGGAGTGTATGACTTTATGCAGTTCACGCCGGACCGCTTTGACGAATTCATCGAAGCGATTGTTACCGCGTACGTGGATTCTCTTCAGCGACAGGCGGCGGAGCAGGAGATTGTCCGCTTCCCTTGACGTAACCGTTGCCCCGACAGGGTTCGCTGCCCGTTGAAAGAATCACCAGTTCCGAGTATTTGGGGTGAGAACACCACCCTTCGCCTTCGTACGTCTTGACGAAGTGCTTACATTGCGTGCAACGCATCAGAGTTTCGTTCCTCTAAACCATGCCTCGCCGTGTTCTACCACACAGAGTTCCGGCTGCAAGAGTTTGCCCTTGTAGAACGTGAGCACCGCAAAGCCTGAGGCCCAGTTGACCGGCCCCGCTTCGGTGTAGTTGAACTGAGGGCCATACGGCTCAGCCATGGTGCCAGTGTCTACGCCATACCGACGGCCACGGTAATCCGACCACGGGGTCACAGAGAGTTTGTGCAAGTGCCCGTGCACGTACGACACACCGGCTTTGAGCGTCGAATTGTACGCCGAGTGGATGCCACCCGAAACAGGCCGATGCCGGATCGTGGTCCACCCGTCCGTCTGGTTATTTAAATGGATGCACCACCCGGCTCGCCAGCGCGGCAAGTAATCCAGCAGGGTCATGCCGGTTAGTTCTTCCAGTTCACCTACGCGGCTTGAGAGGTAGTTCTCAAAGCGGGCATCGTGATTACCAATGGTGCGAACCAACTTGGCTCCTGAGGCCGCACGTTCGATCTCAGCGCAACGGTCCTGTACGGCAGCGATCTCGTCTTTCATCTGCGGCTGCTTTTCCCACATGATCCGGGCGTGCCGACTGATCCGGGCACCGTCCATGATGTCGCCGTTCAGCACCACCATCTTGGGCTTGAGTTCTTTGGCCAACTTACAGAAGGCTTGATGAGCCTTGGTCACGATACCGGGCCAATAGTGGCAGTCGGAGGCAATCAATATGACCCCATCGGTCACGGCATCGACCATCTCCGACTCGTACTTATCCTGACGGAGCTTGGCTAACTCGCTTAGTTTATTCCCCACAATCGTCTTGGGGCTGGTGAGAGCGGGATTTATTGCGGAGCTTTCAAGAGATATGTTGTGCTTTTTCTCTAAAGATCGCCGCCTGTCGTAGACGGATCTGACATCCATATTGAGGTGTTTGGCAACCAAACTCGCTTTCTTAAACCGCTTCCAAGCCTCTATAAATTCTTGATCGTCTGTGTATCTGGGCATGATTACTTCTTGGTGATTTTGATGCCTAGTTCCTTACGGCGTTTTTCCGTGGCCTTGTCGTCTCTTACGGCCTTCCACTCAATGTGGCCGTCAATGACCCGGAACTCTTCCTTGTGTACGAGCGCACAGTCACAGCACTCCGTGTGCGTGTAACCCTTCATGCGGTACCACTTCCCATCCTCAATCTGGACAGGGATGTACTTCTCCCGCTTTTTCATGGGCTTGACTCTACCTGCTTGAGTAGCGTCTTAGCAAGTCCTGTTCTGCAAAAGTGTAGACGGGGCCGCCTTTAGCTTTTTTTACTCGCTGCGCTTCTTGAGCAGAAAGACTTTTCCCATAAGCTGTCGCAGCCTCAGGTGAATCAAATATGCCAAGATGTTGGCCAGTTTTTTGATAGTGATTAATAGCCTCTTCTTCTGAAACCACACGGCCATTGACCACTGTAGGAATAAGCACTTCTTTGCCGTCTATATTAACGCTCATAGAGCGGACAGTACTAACGCTTCCATCCGGATTGCGAACGGCTGGAAGTTTGTTAACGTCAATGTTTCCGGGGGTTACAAGACCGCCTTTAGATTTTTTTTCCACAGGTTCCATCCGCTTAGCGTACTTGTCACTCAGAGCCTGAATGCGGTCCAAGTAATCATCGGAGGCTTTTGTGAATTCCTCTTCCGAAATAAGACCTTGCTCGTACCTTCTCTGAACATCAAGGTATTTCTTGGACAATGCGTCTCGCTCACGAACCATGGCAAACTGTTGCTGCGCAGTCAGCTTGTCCACATCAACCGGCGTAACCTTGATACCAAAAGTCTGGAGCACGGCATCGGTGGTCGTGATGGGAGATTGCGTAACCGTTTCTGCGCCAGCCTCAGCACGTTTAAATTTCTCAGTAGCGGGAGCGCCGGGAATGCCGGGTAAGTTAGGCAGCAAAGACGTAATGAACTTGCTGGCTTTGATGGCAGCGTTGTTAGTCCGGACCTCAGCTTCAGTCTTGCCAATGTTCAGTCCCGGCAGATCACGTCCGGTAAAGGGGTCTCTGCCCTCATACAGAATGGTGAATCCATCAAAGAGCGGACCACCCGGCTGAAGAGCCTGCGGAAGAAACTCAAACCGTCGCCCGGTTGCT